TTGTCAAAGACGAAAATACAACTAAGCGCGACCGTATTTCTGCATTGTCTTTAATCGGTGATTTCTGCGGTTTTAAGCGTGATAATGCGGTAAATCCTGAAAAAGAAGCAATGGCAAAAGCCGTGATGGATGACGAGCAAAGGAAACTTGCCGAGATAAGCGCAAAGCAGCGAATAGACGATGTTAGTGGCGGTATTGTTGTTAAAATAGCTTAGGAGCGGTAATGGCAATTAGTAACGCAGAACGGCAGAAACAGTACAGAAACAAGCATAAAGCGGTAAAGCGTAACGCGCAGGATGCCCCACAATCGACGCCGACCGTAACGGCAATGCAATCACACCCCCAAATAGTAACGAAACGTAACGAAACTGTAACGGAGCGTAACGTAACAGACCGTAACGTAACGCCCGATGTAACACCTTTTGCTTTCACTCCTGAGCAGGTAGCTGATGCGTTCGCCAATGCTAATGTTGGCGCGGTCAGTAGCCCTGATAAATTAGTGCCGGGCAATAAGAATATCTGGCAGCGTCCCGACGGCAGCCAATACATAGTTGATGCAGTAGGTAAGCGGCACGAATGGCCGAAGGTTATGGATACTGTTAATACCACAGGAAAGCCAAGAGTTATAACTATCGAGGATGCTATCAAGGACGGTATAAGGGCAAGCGCGGCGCATACTACTGAACAGCCAACAGCCACACTAAGGGCAACAGCCAATGTCTAATAGATACCCAGCTCGACCAAGGCCTGAGCCGTTACCTACGCTTTACACTGAACAGCGCGACCTGTTAGCACTAAGCGCGGCACGAGCAACGCTTAACCCTAACGCGCCCCCACAACAGCATAGGACACAGGCAAGGATTGAAACAAAACAGATTTTAGGGCAGACCCCCTACCGTCGGAATGGAATGGAAAACGATGATAGGGAACCTGCTCAAAATCCGTCCGGCACTTTTTTAGGTATGGTAAGATAGGTAATATGGAAGTGACGCCATTACAATCTGCTGCTACTGACGCACCGTACTGGGCTTTTTTGCATAAGTTGAGGGTAGATGGTCGGGTATTTGATTTTGAGGGTCGTAGGTATCAGTTGGAGATAATGCGTCCTGTTACGGAGGATGGGAAGGTAAAGACGAATGAGGTGATAAGGAAGGGTTCACAGATTGGTGTAACGATGTGTATGGTGGTTGAGATATGCCACGGTGCGTTACACGGGTTGTATCCACAGGGTGTGATTTATTATTTTCCTTCTGGTAAGGCTGTTGAGCATTTCAGTAAGACACGATTTAAGCCGTTTATAGAGGACAATGATGAGGTCAAGCGGTTCGTGAGTGATATAAACGCTGTGGCTATACGGAGGATAGGTTCGACGAATGTTAATTTCTTTGGTTGTTCGGCCACTTCGATTATAGGGGGTGAGGCGAAGGATAGTACTTCGGTGAGGTCAACGCCTGCTGATTGGGTTTTATTGGATGAGAGGGATTTATTTGACGACGATATGGCGAAGCAGATAAACCAGAGGTTGGGTAATTCCAAGATAAACCGGAGGACTGATATAGGAACGCCTAAGTTGCCTGATGATGGTATTGATTTGCTGTACAAGAAGAGCGACCAAAGACGCTGGCAAATACCTTGTGGCAAGTGCGGGAAGCATACTTGTTTAGAGACGGAGTTCCCCAAGTGCATTAAGGTCTTTGAGGATGGTATTGGTCGGACTGTTTGTATTCACTGCGGGGAAGTCATATGCGCTAATCTTGGTAAGTGGATACCGGACTACCCTGAAAGGGAGACGGTAGGTTACTGGGCTTCTCAGTTATTGAATCCTAATAGGAACTTAGCGAGGGTGTTGAGGGAATTTGACGACCCCGATGCTTACGATACGAGTGCCGCTGAGTTCCAGAGAACGGTTATGGGATTACCTTACGCTTCATCTGAGGACAGGTTGAGCGAGAGCGATGTTTACTCCTGCTGCACCGGCGATGTGATGTGTAATTCGCACGATGGCCCGTGCGCTATGGGAGTGGATATAGGCAAGACCATACACGCAGTAATAGGCCACAGGATAACCAAAGACCGGTACAGGTTGGTTAAGATGGCAAGATTGCCTGACTGGAACGCCTTACACGATTTGGCTGCAAGGTTTAATGTTAAGAGTTGCGTTATTGATGCTCATCCTGAACTTCATAAGGGACGGGAATTCCAGAAGTCCGAACCATATTCGATTTATCTTTGTTATTATTCCGAACATTTGAAGACCTTTGATACTTGGAACGAAGACGGTTTGGTTAATGTAAACCGGACAGAGGTTTTTGATGTTACTCACAAGATGACTACTTCACCCGGCACGATGTTGATTCCGAGGGCTTGTGAGGAAGTCAACGAATTTGCTCACCAGATGACTATGGCAGCAAAGTTCCTTGAGGAAGACAAGAGGACTGGCGTCAAGATTTACAGGTATAAGAAGATTGGCGACAAGGAAGACCATTATCGGAACGCTTTGAATTATTTTTATCTCGCCTGCAAGAAGATTGGAATACCGGAAAAGTCGGGCGGATTCAAACGGGTTATTACTCAAAATATGGATTACCATTTATAGGAGAATCAAATGAATAAGGTTAGTTTAATTCTGGTTTTATGTTTAACGTCGGCATTGTTTGGTGAGTTAAGCGATAACCCCCCGCCTAATCAACAGACGACCTTTCTGGGAACGGCACAGCCGACCTCGAAGTTGATTCGGACGCAGACGGCTGCGGCTACAATGCTGGACGACGATACTAAGTCGTGGGCTTACTGTAAAGCCAATTTCGTTCCAATCCCGGTCAGTTGGTCTATGATTAACCTTTCTATTTACGCCTACGATTCTAATAGTGTACCTGATGGGAACACAGGAACGATTTACATTTACGGTTGCGAATATCGTGGCGGCGCGAAGTTAATCGGATACGGCAATTTTACTATTGGTTCGGTTCAACTGTCCCACAATCCCGTATCGGGAAATGCCCTTAATTCCGGTGCGGCATCTTCTTCGTATGAATGGGCGGACACTTATACGGCACTTGATTCCGGCGGGCTATTAACAAATGTTAGGTCGAGAGGTGGTTCTGGAACAGACCCCAATGGGAACATTATGAATATCGAGTTCGACAGGAAGAACCTGATAGGTATTTACGTTGACATAAACAATATAACTTTCGGAACATCTAACCCCGATTCCATAACTATAATTATGAACGGATATTGATATGTCTGGTATGTTTGGCGGCGGCGGAAAACCAAGTCCCCCTCCTACTCCTTCTCCCGCACCGATGCCAGTAGCGGGCGTTGAGCAGGACGAGGCCAAGAAGAAATTAAGAAAGCCCACTGGCAGGGAAAACACTATTCTCGCTGACAGAATGATGACTAAGGTTAATAATCCCTACCAATTAAAGGATATTCTCGGATGATGACTGCCGATGATTTAATTTTAAGACAGGAACAATACGAGAGCGACCGTTCCGTTTGGGAATCATACTGGCAGGCGTGCGCTGATTACGGTATGCCGAACCAGAACCAGATTACAAGGAAAGACGCCGCCGGTTCTGCCAAACCTGACCTTTTCGATACCACAGCCGAGGACGCCAACATCCAACTTGCGGCAGGTCTTTATTCGTATATGTTCCCCACTGATTCAAGGGCTTTCGTTCTCCAGATAGACGATAGCGACCTTAATGAACAGGACGACGTTAAGCAGTGGCTGGACAAAACGACCGCCGCTATACATAAATATCTAATACACAGTAATTTCAGGAAAGAGTATTTCAAGTTCCTTAAATCTTTAGGATGTTTCGGAACGGCGTGTCTATACGAGGAAAAGGGCAGAAATTCTCCATTGAGTTTCATATGTCATCATATGTCGAGTATCTACGTCGATATAGATGAAGACGGCGAATACGATACCGTGTTCAGGTCTTTTGAATACACAGCGCGTCAGGCGTTACAGAAATTCAAGAAATACAAGGATACACTTGGCGATAAGGTCTTAGAGTCGGCCAATGACCCGAAAAGACAGCAGGATAAGTATAGATTCATTCACGCTGTAATGCCGAGGGAAGAAGCGGACAAGGATAAAGACGACCCCAAGAGTATGCCTTTTGCTTCTTACTGGATAAACAGGGACGAGAAATGTATTATTTACGAAAGCGGTTATCCTGAAATGCCGTATCAGGTAACCACTTTCGACCAAGACCCAAATGAGATTTTGGGTAGAAGTCCGATGATGAAGTGTCTGCCCGATATTAAGATGCTTAATCGGATGCAGAAGACCAGAATTAAAGGTTGGGAGAAACAAACCGACCCGCCGGTAATTCTGCCAGACGATGGTTCGATATGGCCGTTGGCTACGCAGCCGGGCGGGGTTATTTACAAGAGGGCTGGCGGGGACGACCCGACTTGGTTCGAGTTCAAGGGCGATTTAAGGGAGATGGAAGCCGCCATACTTACCGTCCA